TCGGCTTCATTCCGCCTGTATGGTATGGCATAGGTTTAAATTTAACTCTATATATACTAGAATAACCTTGAATGAGGTAAAAAGCATTGTTAACAGCTAAAAAGATGCAAACAATAATGAATGAAGTTGTTGGCGGGAAAATAGTAAAAGAAAACGAAACAGGCGAAGAAAAGAAATTTAGACAAGAGATTGTTGCTTCTGTAAAAAGAACAAGAAAGATTGCAAAAGAAAAAGGAATCAAGAATACAGTCATCGACTTTACTCCTGAGTTCCCATAAAAAAAAGCCCCTTTCGGGGCTGTTCGCTTTAGCGGTAAAGGTAGCTTCCGTATGGGTCAGCATAAGCAAAACATCTTTTGCGGCTTGCTTCATCTAAAAGATCATATCTCGCGCCTTTTGCAGGGGCGTTCCACCCTGCGGCTTTGTAAACAAGACCTGTATTCATATCAACAAAACTATGAACACTTAGTTGATTTGTATTTTTACCATCGCGACCAACAACAATTTGAGTAATCTTGTAAAAACGTTTTCCATTTCTTTTGTAGAAATTATAATCGTTTGTTTTGTTGTTAAGAACTTCAAGGTATTCTTCAACAAATTTGTCGATAAGGTTTGTTTTTTCTGTGATCTTGTCGAAATGTTCTTTGATTGAAAAGGTTTCCATTTGTTTGATTGGTTTTGAACAATTTAATTATAATATAATTAATAGAGGGTGTCAACCCCCTAGAAATTATAATCGTAGAACGCCCGCCATCCTCTGCCTAGTGTTGTTGGATTTCGGTCATGTTGTCCGCATTGACACCATCTGCCGTCCTGTCTCAAGCCGAACTTCATAATTCCGCCTTTTTCGTTTCTTGTGATGTCGTACTTAAGTTCGCGTTGATTTGTGCAATGGCCTGCGAATCCGCCTGCAATAATGTTTGGCTTGATTTCCTTGTTTAGTTTGTAGTTATCAGTTTGAACAGTAACAAATTTTTTTGTTCTTTTGATAACTGTGCAAGGATGAATGTCAGAGAGATAAAGAACGTGTGCTTTGTCTCCGATTTGAGGATTGAATCCTAAAGTTACGTCTCCGTTTTTCATTGGTTTAGTTGGTTTGTGAACAATTTAATTATAATAGAATTATCCCAATATGTCAAGCAAAAGAAAAACCCCCATTTCTGGGGGCGATATTATCAAGAGCCTGCAAGTCTTCTTTGTCTTGTACTTGCAACCTGTCGGCCTAGCCCTGCCCTTGCGCCTGCGTTACTGCCTGCGCGTGAGCCTGAACCGCCTGAAGTAAATCCGCGACCTGTTCCTAACTTAGGATATTTTTGATCGCGTAAAGCAAGCGCTTTTGAATCTTCGATTTCATTCTTGCCGCGAACTCTAATCGCGCTAAGATTGATTCTTTTGCCTTGCTTCATTTCGCGGCGTCCTTCTTTTTCCTCTTGTCTTTTAATTTCGTCAAGACGAGATTGAACTTTCCAAGCCCAAGCTTTTCTAAAGCTTGAATTGAATGAAGCATCGAATCCGCCGCGAACTCCTTTGCGTTCATCTTTCAAAGCGCGTTCACACGCTTCGATAAGATATTCGGCATAAAGATCAATCTGAACTTTGTTCCCTTTGGTCGCAAAGATGTCGAAGCATTTGCCTTTGTAAGAATTGCCAATAACTAAACGACCATTGAAAAAGTTTACGCAAGCTGAAACAATGATCTGTTCATGTGGTTTGACTCTTGTAAAATGTTCAAATCCGTTTGGGTCTTCGATACCTTCTTTGACTCTTTCTTCAAGTTGGTTCAAAGTGATTCCGTACTTTTTAAGAAGTTGCTCTAGCTTTTGTTGAGCCGCAGCTTTTTCATTCTTGTTTGAACTAGAAGTCAAAGCCAGAAGTTTAGAAAGAAAAGAAAATGAATCTCTCATGTTGGTTTGATTTGTTTGTGAACATTTTAATTATATCATAATAGATTTACTTGTCAAATTATTTATCCATCCATTTTTCAAACAGGCTGTCAGGCTGAAACGCTTTTGCCAAGAAATTTCCATAAAGATTATTGTCTAATATTTTAAGTCCATCTTTCTTTGTGAAAGTCGCAACAAGAATTGCTTCGCCTGCCTTGTTCATGTCATAAAGTTCAAAGTCATCAAAGATGCCGTTCTTGATCGCTTCAGGAACAATTTCAGATACTTTTCTATGAACATTACGAACATATTCTGGAAGAACCCTTCGGCCTGTTTTTATATATCTTTGATAGTTTCTTTCAAGCGCTGTTGCAATTTCGGCTGTTGCATATTTGGCGCGAACTGTCATGCCGCGATCTGTCATCGTCTTAATTTTTTTGGTCAAACTGGCAACACTTCCATCGCCTGTACCATCTAACATTGTGTGATACCTTCTTTGCGCTGATTCTCTTTGAATCAATTTAGAAATCCAACTCGATTCTTCATGTACATAGTTTGCGGCGTTTTCTGCGATCTTTCCGCCCTTGGCCTTCATTGCATTAAATTCAGGCAAGCGCTTTTTGATTTCATCAGCGTCAATAACAACAGTTCCTTTTGGTAATGGCGATTTTTTCAACATGATTGATTTACCAGAAGCCGACCCGCCGCCTGTCATAAAGAAGATCGGATTCTTTTGCGCCTTCGGGTTATTTTCCGCAATAACATCTTCAATAATTTGTCGATGTAGCTCCTGACGTTCTGGCGTCCATCTTGTAAGGTTTGACGGTTCCGCGTTCTCTGCAAGCGAACCATCTGAATATCTTTGCCAAGAAAGTTCCGCGCCTTTTCTTTCCCTGACAACATCAGGAACAATTTTAATTTTTTCTGCGTTTCTACCATATACGGCCTGCAACTGCGCCAAAGTTTTTTCTGAACCATCAACTGCAACGAATTTTCTGATTGCTTGATCGCCGCCATATTTTTTTGACAATTTATCAAAGAATCGAACTTTTTTTGCTCCAAGTGCTTTTGCCTTTATTGTTTGCGATTGTCCTGAAAGCCAAGTTCCATATGATTGCCCTGCGGGTACTAGGCCGCTTTCTGATGGCCTGAAACCCCTGCGTCTGGGCGCTTCGATCTTACGACCAAAAACACGGCTCAGATTGTCATAATCTATTTCGGCAACAGTTCTTGACCTGCAATTAAAATGCTGTGGCGGTTCCGGCCCTTTTCCATATTCAAATACCTGTTGATCTAATGACCGACAACGTGAACTGGTTCTGCTATCCAAGGTAGCAAGATAACGATATTTTTTTGTTGCATCTGGATTTGCCTTATAAACTTGTTGCGCCGCGACATTGCTAACTTGATTTATTGATGTTCTGACGATTGTTTGAATCTGCGGATTTGCAAGCATCATTGACGCGCCACGCATTGCCAACTGTTGCTGTTTTGCTGTCTTTGCCAAAGTATTAAATCTCAACTTGCCAACAAGACGCCTTCGCATCTGTTGAGTTGTATCGCCTGCCAATAATCCATCGCGAATTGATCTCCCAAGTCTTTCGGCGCTTTTGTTTGTAATACCGCGAAAAGATTTTTTTATTGAATCGCCATTTGGCAACCTTATCAATGCGCCCTCTTTTGCTGTCAATGAAAACTTTGCGCCAGAACCCGCCGCGATAGTGCTTAATGAATCAGATAAAACATTTAAATTAAATTCAGATGCGGAAGTTGTTACGACAGCCTTTGCAAATGCGGGTGTAACTTCAACAGTTCTGATTGATGACCTGATGCCTGCGGGCAATGCGCGTTCCATCTGAACCGTTGCAAATTCTCCCTGCAACTTTGCAACAGCATCACTTACAAGTTCCATATCCCGCGTTGATTTGACGTCCCATTTTCTAAGGCTTGCTTTTGTCTGTAACAACAAAGCCCGTAAACGTGCCGCTGTATATTTAGGCTGATTAGCCCTTGGAAGACGTTCTATTGCTTCTAATTTATCAACCGCCCGCAATATGATTCGATTATAAGATTCAACGATTTCACGCGAAATCTTATTTGAAAATCTATTTAAATCTAAACTATTACGAAAATATTCTTCTGGAATTAAATCAGGATAAGGAATAGATGCCCCAAGTTTGGAAACATCAGACGGAACCCGAATCGGCGTTTGTGTCATTAATCCTCATCGTCTGGGTCTTCAACTGGTTCACCTTCTTCAGCTTCGGGCGTTGGTTCATCCATTTCGATCATGTCGCCTTTTTGTGTTTTTTCGATTTCTTCTTCAACATCAAAATCATCACCGAGAATTTCGCCTTCTGCTAACTGTTTCAACAATGTTTCATGTGATATTGCCCCAGAACTCCAAAGTTCGCGCCTTGCCTGAATCTCTTGCGGTGCTAATCTCTGGCCTAAGAAATCACGATTGACAAAAGCATTTCCAATTTCTGCAATATTTAAATAATTTGCATGAAATACCAAACAGTTATCAATCATATCTTGAAGCTGTTGCGCCACAATCATTAATGTCGAATCGCCTTGACTTCTTTGAATCTCCTGTGATGCGGCTGTTTCTGCTACAAGTTTTTGTCCAAGGATTGCGGCAAGTGCCAAAGTATTTATCTGATCTTCAATATTTTTTATTCTGTCGCGTTGATATTGAAAAGATGTACCTTTGATTTCTACAAATTCAGCCCTGCCACCTTCTGGAAATGCCATCGCTTCAGATGGCCCCGCACTTACTTCTTCTGATGCCTGCGGAAACCCAAAAAGACAAAGCATTGGAACAGAAGAAATTCTTAGTTGATTATCAAAATCCGAACTCTTTTGATAGTGCAATAAATTTAATTCTGCAATATCTTGCATCGGTGGGCGTGATTCCAAGAAAGAAACTTTGTTTGAATATGCAATGGCAAATGGAATGTAGTCTAAAGATGTTGTTCCTTCATCTACTTTTACATATTTTCCCTGCCTGCCTTTTCTGTGTACTTCAAAACCGCCTGCCGTTAATAATCGAACCTGTTCAACTTCTTTTTGTCCATATTCTCCATCTGCTTCTGTGACCCGTTCCAAAAGTCGTAACTGAGTTAATTTTTGCTTCCCATCTACAAGTTCTGTCCTCCATCCAAGAATTTCACGAGGGCTGTATGTAATCCAATAAGGTCTTCCAGTTCCGCCTGTCGGTGCATCAACTAGAACCCCAACATGACCATAGCGCAACATTATTTTTGCTGTCTCATATGTCCAACTTGTGAGATCGTTTCCCTGAAGGTCAACATCGAACAAATCTTCTGTAATCCGTTCTGATACCTCATTTAATCGAACAGGTTTGCGTGTAAGCATACCCGCAAGCAATCTTTCAATTCTCACATATAGAGGAGCCAGAACCGAGGTGGCGAGCCTGTTATCGTAGCTCTCGTCCTGTTCGCGCGGCATCTGCGGCAAATACTTTCGATGTCTTTTTCTTATTCCATATGTTCCCGTTATCAAATCTTCAATCAATATCCAATTCGGCTCCATGTTTACATAAGCATTGCTAGGGTCTTGAACCTCAACAGCTTTACTTGATCTTGTCCTGTCGTAATGGTTGTAATTAGAATACACGGCTTAATCCCTAGCTTAATTTAATACTAATACACTTTTTAATATATTCTAATCCCTGTTCTGCGCCCTGCCCCCAAATGTAAGGGATTGAAGCAACGCCAACAAAGGTATCGGACGCAATCAGAAAAATGATCTAATCCTGTTTTTTCTGGTTCGCCTGCTTCCGTGTAACTCTGAAGTTCAAGCGATTCAATAACATTTTTACAACGCGGATGAACAAGAAGACTAACTTCTTCTTTACCATTGCATAAAAGGCGCTGAACATTATTAACGCTGTCTTTAATGGATGGATTAGATGCCCCCGATTGATTGGATATTCCATAACTTTCAAGTATTTGGATGTCGGTTTTAGAAGCATTTGTTGATCTTGCTCCGCCTGAAGAATCAGGGTAGCCGTAAAGTCTGTTGTGAACAAACCTTGATTTGATTTCTTTTGCCAGTTGGTCGGTGTCATGTGCGCGTATCTCGTCAAAAATATAAAGTTTGTTATCTCTAATCACGGCGCAAACGCAAGACATTTTTCCAATATTAAAGTCGATTCCAAGTCTTATAATTTCGTCTGAATAATTTGGGATGTCTTTTGTTATATGTTTTTCTCTATCGAAGCGGTCAAAAACAGCGCCAGTTGTTAAAGATATGAACTGCCCTTCAAGGTACGCCTTGAGAAGATTAGGGTCGTAGTTCATTTTCATTCTATCAATAAAATCTGCGGGTAAATGCGGATTATCTGTAGTTTTCATTCTTATTAACTTTCTGTCATCTTTTTCTTTTGCTTCATCACTTCCGAAAGTTTCCCAAAACCAACGATAACCTTCAGGTGTGGACGCCGCCGCGAACTGACGAACATTCCCTGCGCGAAGACGTCCAAGGATTTTAGGAAAGGCTCTTGAACAAATTGATGGGGCTACTGTGTCGATTTCATCTGCCAATATAAAAGCCGCGTTGATACCGATTATTCTTTGCCAAGATTCAAAAGAACGACACATAATTCTTGTGTCTCCTTTCGGTAAGTGCAAAACAAAATCAGGTAAAGGCGAACTTCTGAATGTGTAGGGAATCTCGTAATTCAACAAAAATTCCTCAAATTCTGTTACAAAGAGATCACGAACCAAAGGCTGTGTCGGCTCTAATACGATGCCTGTGAAGCCTTGATTTAAAACAGAAAGAGAAAAACACTTTGCCAGTAAAGATCGCGTTTTACCTGATCCATAGCCCGCGCATAATCCTAATATTTCCGTTTCTGTGTCATTTACAAACGATAGTTGCCCCGCATGAAGATCAGATAATACACGCTCTAATATTATCTCTGTATCTTTTTCATCAGGAGGACTTAAAAAGTCGAGGAGGGGTTGTTTTTCGCAGACATCAGAAATAAGGCTCATGCTGACATATCAAAGCGAAGAAGTTTTGCTTGCATTTCTACAGCACGAATAGCGGTCTGTAATTGATTTTCCATTGATGCGCGGCGTTCATAATCTGCAAGTCTGGCAATTCTTCTCCTTCCCTTCCTATTTCTTCCTC